ACCCTCGACGCCCTGGACGCTTCCACTTCCCAGCCCGGACCCACAGCGGCTCCGGCTTCTGGTGGCCGCGAGAAAGCTCGCGCTCTCTGAGCTGCTGATGCAAGCGTTCCAACCGTTCCCGGTCGTCAACTGGCGTATCGTCAACGACGAAGCCCTGGTTGTCGTGTGTGCGCACTTTGGTGTAGGCGTATCGAAGAGAGTCAGAGGCGTGGTCCTCCCACCCACGTTTGATGACGCGCTTGCCCACCTCAAGGCTCTTCTCGTCCCACTGCAGCTCGGCCATCTCTTGCAGTACGTCGAGGCAGCCGCGCTCAACAAAGAACAGCTTTCCGGCCCGTATGTCTGCGTTGATGATCGAGACACCCATATCAACGCTGTCGAAGCCCTTCTTGACTGGTCGGGCAGGAATGTGGGGGTGAGTCGTTTTCCACTGCTTGACGAAAGCCGCGCCCTGGCCGCCGGAGTCGACTACAATGTGGGAGTAGTTTGGAAAGCGGTGCATCAGGCGTTCAATCTCAGTACCAGCCTGAAGGACGGAGAGGTCCGGTTCACGGCGAGACTCAATAACGTATGTGCGACCGACCTGGCGCGAGTAGGCGAGGACGGTGAAGGCGCAGGGGTCTTCGGTTCCGAGGTCCACTCCGATTATGTACCGCCAGTCACTTGCATCTTCTTCAGGGAACCGCTGCACGACCATGCTTTCCCGATAGTCGAAAGCAGTCCGGTGCGTGTCGAAGACCCACTCCCCTAAGAACTCACGACGGAAAGCAGGGGTGTTGCGTGTCCAGCCGTTGGCTGCGAGGGCCAGCTCAAGCTCTCCCTCCGCGTCCGGGATCCAGGGGTTGTCGCTCATGGTCCAGTGGTGCACGCTCCAGCCAAGAGTGCTCTTCTCGGAGAGCTGGCCGCCGTTAGCGATCTTGTAGAACGGGCTGTGCCTGTTGTTCGAGGGCGTACCCGTGACCATGATGGGGGCTTGGTAGTCCGCCGTGGACGGGAGCAGAATCTCGTTGATCAAGTACAGCATGTCCGTGCCCATGTTCTGGGCCTCGTCCAGACACACAGCCGGCGGCTTGCCGCCTCGTGACTTGTCCATCTCACGCCGGGAGCCGACACCGTACACTTGGATCACGCTGTCGTTCGGGAGCTTCACGTTCGAGGTGACGTTGTCGAAGCGGAGCCCCAGGTTCAGCTTGCGGTCGATGTCGCGTAGCGCCGGCCAGATGATGACCTTCGCGCTCGCTCGGTTCATGTTCATGTAGACCGGAAAGGACCCTGGGTGCTCGAACCCCGCCTTCAGGAGCGCCAGCGCAATACCGTGCGACTTTCCCGCACGTCGTGAGCAGCACGCCACCTTGAGGCGGCTCGGGTCGTTGATAAACTCTCTCTGGGGGCCAAACATCAGCTCGTCCCAGTCGAGGTTTTTGACGCGCCCCCCGCGTAGCGCAGCCTGCTTCAGCGCCTCGCGCTCGGCCTGGGTAAGCTCCGTGCGCCCCTTCCCGTAGCGGTTAGGCGGACTGGCCATCTCGTAGCTCGTCAAGCAGCCACGGGAGGTACACCGCGCTCCACGCCTTCATGCTGTCGCGCAACCACTCCTTGCGCATGTCCTTCGTGCCGTACGTGTAGACCACGTTCTGCCCTTTGGTGTAGCCAAAGTCGCTGTAGAAGCGACGCATCAGCTCCGTGGCAACTCCCTGGCGCTGCGCACCCTTCTTGATCTTCAGGAAGTGCACGACGGGAAGGTTCTCGAACGGTTGAGCAATCAGGTACCCCCGGAAAAGGTGGGGCTGTCCCGGCTCGCACGCGAGGTACGCCGACCCGCTCTTCGTGCTCCACTCCAGGAGCTTCGCGATCTTGTCGTGCTCGTACCCAAAGTAGTCGTCGTTGATGAGCCCCGGGAACTTCATCGCAGGACTCTCCTGGAAGTCGTAGAGCCAACTTTGGATTACGTATTTCCGGTCTGCGAACGTGATTGGTCTGATGTCTGATTCACTCACTGTCCTGGTCCTCTCTGTTGGAGAGCGCTCGCGCTGCCCGCTGGGCTTCTTCCCACAGCTTCTGGTCACTGATCGTCCACTTCTCGGTATTGCTTTGCCGACGTGTTGCCCAGTAGACGATCTCCACTAGGGTATACTTATCACTCGCGCTCATTGATCAGCTCCTGCACTAACTGGCGGATATTAGGGTTGTGTTGGAACGCCCTGCAGGCGTCGTCAAAGTTCCACCCCGCGTCAATCAGGTCCACCGCGAGCTGTTGGTCGCTCTTCGTGTCCCCCGCGTGGTCCTTCGCCTCTAGCTGGGCTAGGGTAGCCTCCAGCTTGCGGATTGAGTCCTGGTGTGCGAGGAAGAGTCTCTCCTCCTCCGGCTCCAGGTAGCCTCCGGCTTCGAGCCTCTCCTCGTACTTGAGAAGCGCCATGTCCGCCATCTCTAAGCGCCGCTGCAGCCGCTCCTTGTAGCTCAACCGGCGGACGCTCTTGCGTACCTCGGTCGCCTTCTCGGGCACGCAGTCTGCGGCGTTGATCGTTTCGGTCGTGTCAGCCAGTATCTCGCTAGCGACTACGACCCTTCTTCCCGGTACCGTTCTTGCCATCGCTCTTGGCTCCCTGGTTCGCTGGTTGTTCTAGCACCGGCCCGGAAGAGTACCCCGGGGGTGCGAATACTGGTTGGCCTACGAGCTTGCGCTCCTCCGCCGCCATCCTGGCTTTGCGGTACATCTCGGGGGTGGCCGACCCCCCTCGCTGAAGAGTCGCTACTTCGTTCTCGTCGAGCCACGGACCCAGAAGCGGGTAGAACCCCTCCTCCGTCCCAGGAAGCCCGGCGGAAAGCTCCGTCATGTATCCCCCGTTCGTGGCCACTTGGCCCAGGTACCCGTCTCCTTTGACCGTCCCGTCTAGCCTGCGAAACTCCTCCAACATCGGTGGAGCCCACTGCTGCTGTGGCGGAAAGGACTGGGGCGCGATACCCGTGTTGGGCGCGACACCCCTCGGCGGAGGGGGCTGGTACAACGGGTCGGTGGGGTGGCGGTCCCAGGGCTGAACATCAAACGAACCCTCGGGAAGCTCAGAGCTGCGTAGGATGCTCCGCGTAAGCTGCTCGGGAAGTGGGGTCATGTCTTCGGGGAGGTACCCCGCCTCTAGCTCCAGCTTCCGTGTCTCCTCCACAATCTCCCTGGCCCGCTCGCTCGACCGCACCTTCTGCTTGTCTAGCTCTACTAGCCGAGAGATGTAGTCGTTGGACGCACCCACAATCGGGATGATGTCCGCTACCGTAGGGTTCGGGTTCTCCGCCAGCGCGCGCATGTACTGCTTGTTCCCTTCCCGCGTGGCCGCCTCCTCGGCCTCCTCCACCGTCGAATAGCCGAACAGGTCCTTGGCCTTCTCGTTGAATCCGTAGTAGTTCGCAGCCCGCCGCAGTTTCTTCTCAAACTGCTGGCCAAGATCCTCCGTCTTCCACAGCACGTTCTCCAGAGCGCGCTGCCACACGGGCTTCCTCTTCGGCTCCGCCATCAGCGCTTCTTCGGGCGAGGCTTGGGCTTCGGCTTGCTTCCCTTACACGGCATCTGCTACGTAGGGGAAATGGTCTCGATTACATTCTATTACATGTTTCGTATGTTTCCAAAAAACATCAATGGGAGTTGTGTAATGATATCCACAAGAACCGTCATTCTGATTACCAGTTTCCCCCCTTATAGATCCCCCCTAGTTGGCACCTCCTACATCGTAGCTCTCAGTGGTACCAACTAATCATGAACCGCTATACTTGTATCCAATGCCCAGGCACTGGATCTGTATCGTTCGTTTATAGTACCTCTATACCCTATAAGGATAACCCATAAGGGCTACACCTACTTTTGAAGACCTGGTTACGAGAGTGTGTACCTCGCTTCGCTCGGCCTACATTTCCCTACATGTAGGGGGATGTGGGTGGGGGTGGGGGGTACACCTACATCAACCTACATGTCATACCTCTACCTACATGCACCTACACGTACCTACATGTCATACTCGCACCTACATTACCTCACATGTACGGAAAGGTGGGTAGATGTAGTTGGCACGATCCTTGCTAGCCTACATTTACCTACATGTAGTTGGCATAGTTCTTGAAAGTGACATTTTGGTGGGGTAGAACACAAAAAAAGCAGATAAATCTGCTTGACAAAGTGTTTTGGCATGATTTTGGCATAGCTGCCTCATAATCATTAGCCTTTTCCCCAGTCAAGTAAGCTGCCTCACCAAATGCTCACTTTCTATCAATACAGCTGGAATGGTACGCTAGAACACAAAAACCCCTGACAATCGCTTGTCAAGGGTCATTCGTAGTTTTGGTGAGCTATCTCACCTAATATCGGTTCGGGTTTGCAAAGCCCACAATCAGGAAGATTGCAATCAAGATTACAACTACCATCAGGCCCCGTATGTCTCCGCTTCCGTCCAGGTCCTACCTTTGCCTACATCTACCACAGTGTAGGCTTGGCAGTCATCGCAGCGCCAGGCGAAGAGTTGTGGGTCCATGTAGG